CCGCCAGGCGTGGGCGTGGCTTTTTAAAGATTGGGACCATAGATTTTAATTTTTTTTGACGGTGCAACCGGGTTTAGCCGTCCTTGTAATGGGCCTTAACATATCAACCATTATATAAATATATATTTTATGTCTGCCTGGATAGGTGGGCTTTAGATAGATAAATGAAAAGGTGGGGCAATGGGTAAAAGATATTATGACAATTACGATTATGAGGAAGCATACAAGGAGCAATGCAAGAAGTTAGAGGAAGCAGAGTTGGAAAGGTGGATGAAAGAGGGGTGGGTAAACTGCCTTTACAGAACATCCACATACAAAAGCACCAACCAGGAGAGCAACACAACATTGCTTGAAAGTATGGTGTACCCGTCTTTTAAGGTCAAAGCAGATATGCCAAAGACCAAGAAGAAAAGGGAAACAAGCCCGTCACAATCAAACCTTAACGATAAGAACGCAAGACGGTATTTAATCCGGTTAGCCAATATCAATTTTGGAAAAGGGGACATATGGGCTACGTTTGGTTGGAATAACGGATTGTTGCCGGAAACATACGAGGATGCAAAAAAAGATGTGGTTAATTTCATACGCCGCATAAATCGCAAGCGTAAAAAAATGGGATTGGACAATGCAAAGTATATTTACATAATCGCATTTGAAGAATATACACGCCCACATTTTCATTTACTCATATCCGGCGGAATAGACCGTGACGAATTAGAAAAGATGTGGGGAAAGTGTGACAGACCAAACACCAGGAACATAAGCCCGGACGAGAATTTTTTATTAACCGGACTTGCTACCTACATAACACAGAACCCACACGGAACAAAGCGTTGGTGTCCGTCCAAGAATTTGAAAAAACCGGATGAACCAAAACGCAGTTACTCAAAATTCAGAAAAGCAAAGGTTGAGAAAATGGCCTTTGATAGCAGTATGTTACAAGCAGAAATGGAAAAGGCATATCCGGGCTTTACATTCCTAGATGCAGAGGTAAAGCACAACGGAGTAAACGCAGCCTTTTACATATACGCCCGTATGGTTAAAAAGGGCGAGAAGCCGAAAGGCAAGCCACAAAAAAGAAAGCGAGGGAACAAAGCATGAAAATTATTTGCACACTAAACCTAAAGGGCGGATGTGCCAAGACAACAACGGCGGTCAGCATGGCGGAGTTATTGGCAACCGGGTTTAAATCGAAGCGTGGAACGGTCAAACCCGGGAAAGTCCTTTTATTTGACAATGACAAGCAAGGGAACGCAAGCCGCCTATTTGATGCGTACCAGGGAGAAACAGAAAGCCCGGCGGCAGCAGTATTAAAAAATGCCACATTCAAGGGGAATACAATAAGACACACGAAAATTAAGAATTTGGACATTGTACCGTGTAATTATTTTATGGAGTTGGCGGAATTGGAGATTAAGGCAGATACGGAAACACCACAACATGACAGATACCGCCGGGCGTTTGAAGAATTGAAAAACACGCCGCCATTTGGAAATTATGATTGCTGCATCATAGACAACGCCCCGGATTTAGGCATGAACGTAATAAATGCACTTGTGGCAGCGGATGAAATTATTATACCCGTGAATTTGGATTGCTACTCATTGGACGGATTGGAAGAGTTGGTGGACCAGGTAAATAACGTAAGGCAGTTAAACAGAAAGGCCCACATTGCCGGGGTACTTATTACGGATTACGAGAAATCAGACACAAGCGAAGCAGCGGAAACATGGTTGAGAGAAAAAAGCGGATTGATAGTATTTAATACAATCATCAGACATTCCAAGAAAGTAAAAGACAGTACATTTTACCACAAAACGCCAATAGCCTATTCCGTGAGAAGTGGAGCAGCACAAGGATATAAAAATTTTATCCTGGAATGTATGGGAGAAACACGCATAGCAGAAATGCAGAAAGAGAGGGTATAACATGGGCTTTAATATTATGGACCTTATGAACGGGGCAACAAGGGCAGCAGTTGAGGGCGTGGACAACTACGAAGCAATAACCCTTAACCTGGACGAAATCAAAGTTACGAAGCACAACCGTTATAGCATGGATGATTTGGAAGAATTGGCAACATCAATTCTTATGGACGGATTGCAAGAGCCGTTAATCATTGGCCGGGTAAACGGGGAGTATCTTCTTTCCGGTGGACATAGACGGCGTGAAGCCCTTGTTATTTTGCAGAATGAGGGACACACGGAGATTACGCAGAACATCCCGTGCCGCTTTAAGGACATGACGGAAACACAATTTAGATTGTCCTTGCTAATCGGCAATACCTTTAACCGGAAAATGACCGATTACGATTTGATGAACCAGGCGGCGGATTGGAAAGAGGTATTGACCCAGGCAAGAAAGGAAAAATTGTTAGTCCTGGAAGAGGGAAAAAGGGTTAGGGATTATGTGGCGGCAGTCCTGGGGGAGAAACCAACCAAGATTGCACAGTTGGAAGCAATTAACAACAATGCCACGGAAGAGGTAAAAGAGCAGTTTGAAAAAGGCAATATGAAAATTACAAGTGCCTATGAAACAAGTAGATTATCCGAGGATGCACAAAAAGAAGTTGCGGCAGCAGTTGAAGCCGGGGCGGATATAAAGAGCGAAGAGATAAAACAGATGTCCGAGGAGAAGAAAAAGAAGCGTAAGACCGCCGAGGACATAGCCAAGGAACAAAATGTGTCAGATACCGACACATCCGAGGAAGAAAAGGCAAATGCCAAGAAATTACACGCCGTAAAAATGCTTGAAAAATATTATATCTATCTTTCCGAAGAGGAAACGGGCATTTTGGAACGGATGTTGGAAGATTGCAAACGCCGAAAGCGTGAATACGCCTTAGAGGAAGATTAAACGGGTATGGGGAAAATTATATTATTCCCCACGCACCCGGATTATTGCAAAAGGTGTATTTATTCCAGGGAGAACGGAACGTGTGCAAGCGAGAAATACAACGAAAATCAATACAAGGTAAATTGCGTGTGGCATTACTGCAAATACCGGAAAGAAAAGGCGGAATATGAAACATGAGTATGCAGAACATGAAGAGAAGCGAAACAACGGAGCAAATAGCCCTTTTCAATTGGGCGAAACGGACAGAAAGCATATTGCCGGAATTGGCGTTGATGTACCATGTGCCAAACGAGGGCAAAAGGAGCAATGGCGGAATATTAAAGGCGGCCGGACTTAAAAGCGGAGTGCCGGATATATGCCTACCCGTTGCAAATAACGGCTTTCACGGGTTGTATATCGAATTGAAGTTCGGAAAGAATAAGGCAACCAAAGCCCAGGAAGAGTATATGGCAATGCTTAATGAACAAGGTTATAAAACGGCGGTGTGCTATGGGGCAGAGGAAGCCGGGGAAGAGATATTGGCATATCTCACAGAACCGGGACGGATGCCAAAGAAAGCGTGCGTAAATGCACCGTGGATTGCCGGAATGTGTGACGGTATCAATTTACCGTTCCGTATGTTCCACCGGGAAGAGTGCCAGGGGTGCAAACATTTCAACCCAGGCAAGGAAGAAAGAACCGTAAATGAAGCGTTGGCGGATGTTATGGTGGAACTTAAAGAAATCACGGCAGATACAAAGCGGAAAATCATAAATCTTTCATGTGGCATAGGTTTATACAATAATAGCCTGGAAGATACGTTGGAAAGCATCAATGAGAATTTGGCATATTTGGTTAAAGAGCAAGAATTGACCGTGGAGCAGTCGGCAGCAGTTTTAACGGTTGCTATGAAAGCCTACGAAGTAGGAAAGAAAGCGAGGATAAAAGTATGAGTGCAAAAGTAGATAAAACGGGTTCATGTTCCTTTTGTGGACAGACAAAAATAATACAGGTCCCGGAAGAGTGGGAGCAAGGGCAGATTAACGAAGCGGTAACGTGTGAGTGCGAATGTGAGCAAGCACAAGCATACGCCAAAGCAAAAGAGAGAAAGGACAAGGCAAAGAAAAGAGTAAATGAATTATTCGGCAGCGGTGCAGAAAAGCCCGTTGCGGACGATGTGGTTAATCTTTTAATTGCAACCGTTGATGCAATCGAGGATAAGCACATGAAAGGGATTACCGTTGATGTGGGGCATGGCGTAAAAGCAAAGGTTTCTAAAATGGCGAAAGAAAGTATTAAGGTTGAACGGTCAGAGAATAAAAAGACCACCTACGAAGAATAGCGGATTGGGGGGGGCAGTATTGCAAAGAATTGATGATGATATTAAAGCCACAGTAAAAAAGATTATCCAGGGCAACGAGAAACGCAAACGCCGGATGCTTAACGGGAACGCATCAGCATTTGACCGTATGGCTTATAGCGTGATAAATGAAGCCCTTAATAATTCATGCCACAACATAGATAGCGAAGCGGCACGGGAGCAGATGCAGAAACAAATATACAAAAGCGTGGTTCATTGTGCGCCGTATGAAAGTATTTATGATGTGATGTGTGGCCGCCGTCAATTCTACGATTACCGCAATGAATTTATAACCGCAGTTGCCGAGGGGTTAGGAATGTTGCCAAGCGGCAGCAGGACTAAAAAGAATACCGGATGCAGCAGTACAACGGGGACATAATAGCAAGGCAAAAGAATTTATAATTGGGTTATGGGTAGCAATACGCATAACCCATAAACCATTTACAGAAAGGGCGGTGGGACCGTGAAAGAATATGCAAAGGGCTTTTATAAGTCCGCCGCATGGAAGAGAGCAAGGCAGCAAGTAATAACAAGAGCAAACGGATTGTGCGAAAGATGCAAAGCCCAGGGGATTTATAAACCGGGTTACATTGTGCATCACAAAGAATATATTACGCCGGGCAATATCAATAACCCAAACATAACATTGAACCTGGACAACCTGGAATATGTTTGTGAGGATTGCCACAACAAAGAACACAAGGCGGCACATACACCAATGCGTTATCAGTATGATGCAAGCGGAAATTTATTACCGCCGAAAGAAAATAATAAAGCAGACCACACCCCCGGGGTGCAGAATTTGACCCCGGGCAAAAGAACCGAGGGAGTTACCTCAAAAAAACTCTGCAAGGTCGCACGCATATGAGGGGGGTATATTCATGGCAGAAAGCAAGAATGATTTAACAGAAAATAAGAAAAAAAGACCGAACAAATTAACAAATGCGAGGATTAAAAAAGAGATAGAGTTTTTAGAAAAAATGTTCGTGGGGGTTGATGATGAAAACAAGAAAACCCTTATAAATTCACTGATTGAGGAAGCGGCATTTTTAAAAGTGGCTTGTTTCCAGGCGAAAGAAGAATTGAAAAAAGAGGGCCTTACAACGGAAACCGTGAACGCATCACAGAAATTTGTAAAAGCCCACCCCTCAACCCAAATTTACGAGAAATATTCACGCCAATATACCGCAATTATTCACTCACTCATTGAGTATTTACCGCCAAAAGAAAAAGAAAAAGTGGACCGTTTGGCGGCGTTACGGGATGAATAGTTAATGGATAATTGGATTTTTAAATACCATGAAGCAATCCAAAAAAAAGAAGTAATTGTGGGTGTATGGGTGCGGTTGTGTTTTGAGATTTTGACAACCGGGCTATTAAATGGCGAGTGGGAATTTAACGAGAAAAAAGCGAACAAGGCTATAAAATTCATAGAAAATTTTTGCCACCATTCAGAGGGGCGGAGTGACCTTTTACACCTGGAATTGTGGCAAAAGGCTATTGTGTCCGCCATATTTGGCATTATGGACAAAACAACTGGGTATAGGCAGTTTAGAGAGGTTTTTATAATTGTTGCCCGTAAGAACGGCAAAACGCTTTTTGCCGCTGCAATAGCCGCATACATGACATACATAGACGGGGAATATGGGGCAAAGGTTTATTTCCTTGCACCGAAGTTAGACCAGGCGGATTTAGTGTATGATGCCTTTTATCAGATTGTGCAATCAGATGATGAATTGGACAGTATCACAAAAAAACGCCGGAGTGATATTTACATAAAGGCTTTCAATACGAGCGTAAAAAAGATTGCTTTTAACTCTAAGAAATCGGACGGTTTCAACCCTCAATTGGTAGTCAATGACGAAATGGAAGCGTGGCCGGGAGACCAGGGATTGAAGCAATACGAGGTTATGACTTCCGCCCTGGGAGCAAGAAAGCAGCCGTTAATAATATCCATTGCAACCGCCGGATATGTGAATGACGGAATTTTTGATGAATTGTTTAAAAGGGCAACGGCATTCCTAAAGGGCAATAGCAGAGAAAAACGGCTTTTGCCTTTTATTTACATGATAGACGATATAGAGAAATGGGATAGCATAGAGGAATTAAAGAAGAGCAACCCAAATTTGGGCGTGTCCGTATCGGTGGAATACTATTTGGAGCAGATAGAAATTGCAAGGAACTCTATTTCTAAAAAAGTGGAGTTTATGACAAAATTCTGCAATATCAAACAAAATTCCGCCGTGGCATGGTTGGACTATTGGGATGTTATGAAATGCGTACATGAAGATAAGCCGTTAGCCCTGGAAGATTTCAAAGGATGTTATTGTGTGGCCGGTATCGACTTATCACGCACAACGGATTTAACCGCCGCAAGCATCATAATCAACCGGGACGGAATAAATCATGTGTTCACACGTTTCTATATGCCACAAAAGCGGTATGAGATAGCCATAAATGAGGACAACACGCCATATAACATTTACCGGGACCGTGGTTTTTTGTTTATATCCGGGGAAAACCAGGTGGACTATAAGGATGTTTATAATTGGTTTATCGAACTTGTGAAAGTATATAAAATAAAGCCGCTAAAAATCGGCTATGATAGATATTCAGCAAGTTACCTTGTAGATGATTTGAAAACCGCCGGATTTCATACGGATGATGTTTACCAGGGTACGAACCTAACGCCTATTCTGCATATGTTTGAGGGCGAATTAAAAGACGGCAAATTTAATTTTGGGGACAATTCCATGTTGGCGAGCCATTTCTTAAATGTGGCGGTGGATATAAACCTAAACGATAGCAGAATGAAGCCCGTAAAGATTGAAAAGCGTATGAGGATAGACGGGGCAATGAGCGTTTTTGATGCCCTTACAATGGTTTCCAAGTATCACAATGAGATAGGCAAGAAGTTATTGAACGAAAGCCGGGAAACGGCAAAAACAACGGAATAAGAGCCAGGCGGCAGCAGTATAAAAGAGGGTCAGAATTTCAACACGAAACATTATAAAATGTTTGTGTGAGAAATCCGGCCCTATTTTTGAAGAAAGGGGGAGAGCAAGACGGGAATAATTGCAAATGTATTAAATTCATTCAAGATAAAATACAGACCCTTACTATTAAGCCGTGGCGAATATGAGCCAACGGGAACATTAAGGGATAATGATATTGTGGGAGCAATTGCGGATGCAATCGGAAAGAATGTTGGTAAGTTGAAACCCCAGGTTATCCGCAAGGATGAAAAAGGCATGGTAATAAAAAATGATTACCTTGCAAGGCTTTTAACATTACGCCCATGCCCGGAAATGTCAACGTATGATTTTCTTTACAGAATTGCCGTTGATTTGGTTTACACATCCAATTCCTTTTCCGTGGTTTTTTGGAACAAGGATTTTACCAGGGTTGAAAGCATCCAACCGATTACCACAACATCATATAGGATTTTTGAGGATGATAAAAATAACATCCTTTTCCGCTTCCGTTGGGATTATGACGGCAAGCAATACACCGTACCATACCAAAATGTAATCCACATCAAGGCAAGGTACAATAAACGCCGTTTCCTGGGAACAACGCCGGATATGGAGTTAAAACGAAGCCTTGACCTCATAGAAACATCCGGGGAAACCATAAAGAATATTGTAAACCGTTCAAACTCACTTGCCGGATATTTGAAATATAACAATATTGCGGATGATGAAGAATTAAAAGAGATTGCCCGTAATTTCCAGGATGCCTATATGAACAAGGACAACGCCGGGGGGATTGCCGCAATAGATAACACGGTAGAGTTTAAAGAGATTGCACAGAGAACGCCGAGCATACCGACAAACCAAATTACATTCCTACGGGATAACGTGTATAGGTATTATGGCGTAAATGACAAGATTTTGACATCAACCCTAAACGATACCGAGTTTATTTCTTTTTATGAAAATGTGATTGAACCAATCAGCGTTCAATTATCCTATGAGTTTACATTTAAGTTACTAACACCCCGTGAAATTGGCTACGGAAACCGCATTGATTTTGTGGCAAACCTTTTGCAGTATGCAACATTGCAGACAAGGGAAACCATAGGCGGCGGAATGTTTGACCGTGGAGCGTTGACAATCAACGAATATAGGGAACTCATGTATTACGGCCCGGTTGAGGACGGGGACCAAAGGTTGGTATCTCTAAACTATGTCAAAGTTGGGGACCAATCATTGTACCAGGTAGGGCAGCAGAACGAGCCGCCGGATGATACCGGAACAAATGACAAAGAAAAACGGGCAATGCAAGCGGCCGCCCGTGCCTATATGCAGATTATGAAAGGGGGTTAATGGAAATGCCACAGATAAAACAGTTTATTGCGTGCAAGAACGCCAAGACCGCAACCGTGAAGCCATTTTGTGAGATTAAAAATATCACAGACACAACGGCGGACCTGTATTTTTATGGGGATATTGTTTCGGATTGGTGGGGAGCATGGCAAGACGAGGACCAATACCCGGATGCAATCAAAAATTTCCTTGCCGAAGCAAACGGCAGAGATTTAAACATTTATATCAATAGCGGCGGCGGTTCGGTGTTTGCCGGAATTGCTATTTACAATATGCTTAAACGCTACCAGGGAAAGAAACATTGTTTTGTGGATGCACTGGCCGGTTCGATAGCATCTCTTTTTCCGTTTGTGGATAGTGATAAACCGACAATTCCAAAGAACGCCTATTTGATGATACACAAGCCCTGGTGCGATTGCGAGGGCAACGCCAACGATTTACGGAAAATGGCGGACACGTTGGAAGCAATAGAAGCCGGAATATGGAGCATCTACGAGGAACATTTAGCAGAGGGCGTAACAATCGAGCAGATAAAAGAGTTAATGGAAGCGGAAACATGGTTGAGCGGCGAGGAAGCCGCAAAATACTTTAATGTGTCGGTGGGAGAAGAAAATACCGCCGTTGCAGCAGTCCAGGACTACACAAAGTTATATTGCAAGAACACGCCGGAAGCATTAGCCGGGGGAAATCCGCCGGACAATACCAAGGACCAGGCAGCAGCCGAGGAAAAAGAAATCAGAAACAAAATTGCAGCATTAACAATTAAACACATGGAGTAAGAAAGAGAGGAAAGCAGCATGAACAGAGAACAGTTAATGAAAATGAACAAGAAAGAACTGAAAGCACGCCTTGTAACAGTAGGCAAGGAAGCCCAGGACAAGAGCGGCGAGGAATTAACCGCACTTATGGACGAAGCAAAGATTATTGGGGAAATCCTGGACGAGATTAAAACCCGTGAGGAACTTGCAAAGGCAGCCCAGGCAGCAGCCGGAGAGGGCGAAGAACCGGACGGAAACGCCGGAGAGGGTGCAGAGGTAAAAGACCAGGCAAGAGCAAAGAGCGGCAAGGCATTAAAGGCCGGAGCAAAGACCACATACAACGCAAAGAAGATTGCTAAACCCATGGCGGCACTTTCTACCACAACGGGCGTTGTTATGCCACACCACACAAGCCCGGACATTGCACCGACATTTAACAATGTATCATCCCTTATTGACCGTGTTACAACCGTTCCACTTGTAGGCGGCGAAACATATAGCCGCCCTTATGTGAAGTCCTACGGGGACGGGGCCGGAAGCACCGCCGAGGGAGCAGATTACAACACATCCGAACCGGAATTTGGTTATGCAGAGATTGCAAGGGAGAAAATCACGGCATACGCAGAAGAGCCGGAAGAAATGCAGAAATTACCGGATGCAGATTATGACGGCGTTATTGAAGATAGCATTACAAGAGCAATCCGCCGTTACGCATCCCGTCAGATTTTAGTAGGGGACGGAAAAAGTGGAAAATTCAAGGGTATTTTCTATAATCCGACAAGCGAAAGTGATGATATTATCGACCGCAACACCGACATTACAACCATTACCGCCGTTGCAGATGATACCCTGGACGAGATAATTTATTCCTACGGTGGGGATGAAGAGGTTGAAGATGTAGCCGTGTTAATCCTTAACAAGAAAGACTTAAAGAAGTTTGCCAAGTTAAGAGATAAACAGGGCAGAAAGGTTTACACAATCGTAAACCACGGCAACACCGGAACAATTGATGAAGTACCGTTTATTATCAATTCCGCTTGCGGAGAAATCGGCGGCGGTACGGGTGCTTATTGCATGGCATACGGCCCGTTATCCAATTATGAGGTTGCCGTATTCTCTGATATTGAAACGGCAAAATCTACGGATTACAAGTTTAAATCCGGCCAGATTTGCTACAAGGGTTGCGTATTCATGGGCGGAAACGTTGTTGCAAGAAACGGCTTTATCCGTGTAAAGAACGCATAAGAAAGAAAGGCGGCTAAAGCATGACAAAGGAAGAGTTGATTGCAAAAGCCAAATTGAGAATTAGAAAAACATCAAATGATATGTTGGATGAAGATGTGGGGCAACTTGTAGAAGTTGCCCTTGCAGACTTAAAACGTATCGGTGTGCATAGTTCCTATTTGGACACAACAGACATAAAAGACCCCTTAATCATTGAAGCCGTTTTGCTATATTGTCAAGCCAATTTTGGAAGCCCGGACAATCAAACACAGTTGCTTGCATCCTATGATGCAATGTGTACCAAGATAAAAGGCGGTGGGTATCATAGAGAAGCCAATAAAACTATTGATTAAAAAGAATCAAACAGAATACCAAGAAACGGAAGTGTTCGCAACAATTAATCCGGTGGGGCGTGACGAGTTCGCAGCCGCCGGACAGTTGGGCTATAAAGCAACTTCACAATTGGAAGTTTGGGGATTTGAATATGACGGGCAAACAGAAGTTTCCGTGGACGGAAAGCGTTATGCGGTATACAGAACATACGGACCGAAGAGCAACGGAAAAACAGAGTTGTATATTGCGGAAAGGGTGGGGAAAGGTTGAAAGTTTCACTTGATAACCTGGACGAAGAAATAAAAAAAGAATTGGAAAATTTCAATGCGGAAGTGATAAACGCAGCAAATGACAGTTTCCAGGAAACGGCAAAGGAAGCCGCAGAAATGCTAAAAAAAGGCGGACCGTACCAGGAAAGAACCGGAGCATACACAAAAGATTGGGCGGTTGACAAGAGAGGAAGCCGGACAAGCGTAGTTACCGGGTTAAACGGATATAGCGTTTACAACAAGAAACATTACCAATTAACGCACCTTTTGGAAAACGGACACCAAAGCAGAAAAGGGGGCCGTGTAAAGGCATTTAGTCACATTGCCCCGGTCAATGAACAATTGGGCGAAATGGTAACCGGAAAGATTGAAAGCAAATTAAGGGGGTAAAAATGACAACGGCAACAGTATTAACAGAGAGGGCGGAAAGTCTGGGACTACCCATAACGAAAAACGCCTTTGAGGGGACTTTAGAAAGCCCCGTGCCGCCATTACCTTACATGGTTTACCTTTTGCCACGGGAAGCAACCGCCGGGGCGGATAGTAGGCCGAATAATCTAATGGCGGATGATTGGCAATTGGAACTTTACACCGTTGCAGATGATGAAGCGGCGGAAGAAATCAGAACACGGATTGAAAACGAGGTTTTACATGATGTGGACTATGTTAAATTTGTGGCTTATGTGGATAGCGAGGAATGTTTTCAAACGGCCTACGAAGTCACGGGATTATTGAGGAAAGCGAGGAAATAAGAATGGACAAAGAAAGCATTGTTTTAGGTAGCGGAGATTTGTATTGCACAGACTTCCAGGGAACAAACGAAACAATCCCGGATGATGCAGTGATTGAAACAGAAGATAACCGCCTGGGGCATATTAAGGGCGGTGCGGAAATCGAGTATGCACCGGAGTTTTACGAAGCAAAAGACGATATGGGTAAAGTTTCCAAAGTAATTATTACGGAAGAGGAAGCCACCCTTAAAAGCGGAATTATGACATGGTGCGGAACAACGCTTGAAAAGCTATGTCAAACCGCAAGGGTAACAGAAGATAAGGCAAAGGGAATTAGAACGGTCAAAATCGGCGGTATCGGAAACGCAACGGGTAAGAAATACCTTTTGCGATTTGTCCATAAAGATACCCAGGATGGAAACATCCGTGTAACGATTGTTGGTAATAACCAGGCCGGTTTTACAATTGCATTTGCAAAAGATAGCGAAACCGTTATTGATGCAGAATTTAAAGCACAGCCTATGGACAAAGAGGGTACTTTAATCCTTTACACAGAGGATATTGACAAAACAGAGTAACCGAAACACAGGCCAACGATAAGAACGGGCGGCCGGTTGAAAAATCGAGCCGCCTTATTGAATGAAAGAGAGGAACACAACATGGCAGTAAAAGAATTTAACATGAACAAAATTAAACGCACCTTTTGGCCGTTTACTCTGAAAGATAAAAAGGATGAAAACGGAAATGTGGTTGAAAAGGGCAAAAAAATCATTGTCCGTATGCCACAAAAGGGCGTTTTTGAAGCAATAAAAGATGTGGAAGCCAACGGAACGGGCGAGGATGCCGATACATCAACCATTTATAACCTTGTGGCAGCAGTATTAAACAACAATATGGGAAACGTGAAAGTTTCCGCCGAAGAGGTAGAAAGTTACGATATTGAAGAATGTACGGTAATCCTTAACGCCTACATGGAGTTTGTGGATGAATTAAAAGCAAACCCAAACTAAAAATGCCCTATTATCCACGCCAGGATAAAAAGGGCGAAATCCCGTATACAATTCTTACACGCCCGGAAAAATTGGTTATGGACTATTGCCATATCAATATTTACGAAGTCCAGGAAATGGAAATAGATATTTACCTTTTTTTCTTACGGGAAGCAATGATATTTGAAAATTCACAGACCGAAGAGGGACGGAAGTATTTAAAAGATTGTTTCCGTATGGAGCAGACCAAGCCGGACCGTGAGGGATTAAGAGAAAGATTTGGAAAGAAAGGGGGAAAGTCAAGTGGCTAACAACATTAAGGGCATTACTATTGAGATTGGCGGAGATACAACCAAACTGCAAAACGCCCTAAAGGGTGTAAACGGGGACCTAAAAAGTACCAAGAATGAGTTAAGAGAGGTTGAAAAGGGCTTGAAATTAGACCCCAAGAATACCGAACTTTTAGCACAGAAACAACAGCTACTTACTAAGGCAGTAGGCGAAACCAAAGATAAATTAGATGTATTAAAAACGGCAGAAGCCCAGGTAGAGCAGCAGTTTAAAAACGGCGAAGCATCAGAGGAACAGTACCGGGCAATCAAACGTGAAGTAATCGCAACGGAAGCAGAACTAAAAAGCCTGGAAGAGCAAGCAAAGGCGAGTAATTCAACGCTTGCAAAGGTGGGGGATGCGTTCGGAACGGTAGGGGACAAGGCTACAACAATAGGAAATAAGTTAATGCCAGTTACCGCAGGGATTACCGCACTAGGGACCGCCGGGGTTGCGTCCGCAATGGCACTTGACAACGGTTACGATACCATTATCACAAAGACGGGAGCAACCGGGGAAGCCCTGGACAGTTTAACCGAGGTTGCGGACAATGTATTTTCCGATATGCCTACAACAATGGATGATGTGGGCGTGGCGGTTGGAGAAGTCAATACAAGGTTCGGGGCAACCGGGACAGAGTTAGAAAATCTTTCAAAAGATTTTATCAAGTTTGCAAACATCAACGGAACGGATTTAAACACGGCTATTGATAGCGTGGACAGTATTATGACAAAATTCGGTGTTGATGCTTCACAGACAAAAAACGTGCTGGGGCTTATGACGAAAGCGGGCCAGGACACGGGTATTTCAATGGAAACATTGGAAACCGCACTTACAACCAACGGCGCAAGCCTTAAAGAAATGGGGCTTGATTTAACATCATCCGTTAATTTACTTGCACAAATGGAAGCAAGCGGCGTTGATGTTTCAACCGCACTTGCCGGAATGAAAAAAGCGGTGCAGAACGCAACGGCAGACGGCAAGAGTGCAGACGAAGCATTGACCGAAACAATAGATAGCATTAAAAACGCCAAGACAGAAACAGAAGCCTTAACCATTGCATCAGACCTTTTTGGAAAAAAAGGTGCGGCGGAAATGACCCAGGCAATCCGTGAGGGGCGTTTATCCGTAGATGATTTAAGCGGTGCTTTATCAGACTATGGGGATGTGGTAAGTGATACATTTGAAACCACATTAGACCCGTGGGATGAAGCAACCGTGGCAATGAATAATTTAAAACTTGCCGGGGCAGACCTGGGAAGTTCCATTTTAACCACATTGCAGCCAACAATTGATAAGGTTGTGAACAAGGTAAAAGAGTTTACAACATGGTTTAAAGACCTGGACGATAACACAAAGCAGATGATTGTAAAAATCGGAATGATTGTTGCGGCTATCGGCCCGGCTTTAATCATATTTGGGAAAATGTCAACGGGAATATCCGGGGTAATAAAAACCGTAACGGGATTAACAAGCAAAATAGGCGGAATGAGTGGTGTTTTATCAGCACTCACGGGACCGGTTGGAATAGTGATTGCTATTATAGCGGCACTTGCCGCCGGGTTCATTGCTTTATATAAAACCAATGATGAATTTAAAGAGAAAGTGGACGGGACCATAGGAAAGGTAAAGGATGCCTTTTCGCAGATGTGGACAACCATACAACCACTTTTGGAGAGCCTAAAGCAAGCGTTTATTAACCTCATGGCAGCATTAAAACCCGTATTTGAATTTGTCCTTACATACATAGCAAGTATTGTAAATGGGGTTATCAATGCAGCAGCACCGATAATTGCAGCAATCCAAAATGTGATTGATTTTGTTACCAATATCATAAATGCCATTATAGCGTTATTGCATGGAGATTTTGACGGTTTCTTTTCGTATCTGCAAGGTGCATTTAATAGTGCGGTATCGTTTGTAAAAAACATCATCCAAGCGGTTATAAATTATGTAATAGGATTTTTAGAGGGGTTTGGCGTGAATGTAAAGACCCTTTTTACAAATATTTGGAATAGCATTGTTGCAGTATTCCAGGGCGTGGGGCAATGGTTTAGTGACCGCTTTACGGAAGCATGGAACGCAATAACCACAATTTTTTCTGCAATCGGTTCATGGTTCGCCGCCAGGTGGAACGATATAAAAACCGCCCTTGCAACCGTGGCAACGTGGTTTCTTACAATGTTTACAAACGCCTACACCAACGTAACAACCGTATTTTCTGCAATCGGAAGTTGGTTTGGTGCAAGGTGGAATGATATAAAAACCGCCCTTGCAGCAGTAGCCACATGGTTTTTAACAATGTTCACAAACGCCTACACCAACGTAACAACCGTATTTTCTGCAATCGGAAGTTGGTTTGGTGCAAGGTGGACAGAAATAAAAACCGCCCTTGCATCCGTCCCAACATGGTTTAAAACACAGTTCGATAACGCATGGACGAACATAAAAAACGCATTTGCTAATGTAACATCATTTTTCTCTGATTTATGGGAGAAAATTAAAGGATGTTTTGTAAATGTCGGTACTGCAATCGGTAGTGCGGTAAGTGATGCCTTTAAATCTGCAATCAATAGTTGCTTATCAACCATAGAGGGCGTTGTAAATAAGTTTATCGGCATGATTAACGGCGTTATTGGTATCATCAACAAAATTCCGGGCGTATCACTTTCAAAAATAGATACACTTTCACTTCCAAGATTAGCAAAAGGCGGTGTATTAAGAGAGGGGACGGCAATGGTAGCAGAAGCCGGACCGGAACTTTTAAGCATGGTAAACGGAAAAGCGGTTGTAACGCCGCTTACGGGTTCGGCACAGAATACGGCAGCAGATGCCCTAAAGGGGAATAACGGCGGTTTCCACCAGGAAATTAACATTACAAGCCCTAAAGCATTAACGCCGTATGAAATAGCAAGACAAACGAGAATACAGACCCGTGCAATGGCTATTGCAATGCAGAGGGGGTAAATTATGGCAGATATTACAGTTACTTGCACAAATGATAAAAATGTTTCTATTGCCTTTAGGTGGGATTGGGATAAAAACCCATTCCACCTATTAGCACTTGACGGAATATATGGTTACGATTGCACCGTTACAACATCAGAAAACACCACAACGGACGGCAGCACCTACCAGGGAAGCACGGCAAAAGAAAGAAATATTGTAATAACCGCAGAGATTGACGGAGATTACAAAAATAACCGTGAATTGTTATATAGAGTGTTTCCAAAGGGTAGAACCGGAATGCTTGAATATAACGAGGACGGGGATGTTAAAACAATCAGTTACAGAGTGGAAAGCGTTACACCAGGAGCAACAACGGGAGTTGTAAGGGATTATACAATAAGCCTTATTTGTACCGACCCATATTTTAAAGATTTATCAGATGTGGAAGTGGTAATGGCGAGTTGGGTTTCCGATTGGTATTTTGAAAACGGTTTTGATATTGACGGCGTGGAATTTGGACACCGGGAAGCAGAGTTGGTAAAAGAAATTGAGAATAACAACGGTGCGGACAATATCGGAATAACTGCAATATTCAGAGCGGACGGCATTGTGAAAAATCCGGCTATTTATCATTCTGAAAGCGGTAAATATATAAAAGTCGGATATACCGGAAATGATTTTGAATTGCAAAGCGGCCAATATGTGGTTATCTTCACACACACCGGAAAGAAAAATATATATCTTTTGGACGGCGTAACCCAGGCGGAAATTGAGGAACACAAGGACCGTTACGGGATGATTGATTGGGACACGGTTGTTTCTATGTACGGGACAATCATAAATCAGTATTTGGACGAGGACGGGGATTTTATACAGTTGCAGGACGGCACAAACACCATAACATACAATGCAGAAAGCGGCATTAACTATTTATCCGTGTCCGTATATTACCGCATTTCATATTTGGGGGTGTAAGAGCATGGAAATTATTGTATATGACCGCAACTTGTACCGCCTGGGGACGATTGAAAACCATACATCCTTACAATGGCATAGAAAATATTATGAGTGTGGCACATTTGAGTTACACGCCCCGGCAACAGAGGACAATATAAGACTTTTGCAGCCGGGAAATATTATAAGACCAAAGGGAAAAGATGAAGCGGCGGTAATCCGTGGGGACCAGACAGAAGAAGAAAGCACGCTTGTAAATGAGATTGTGCGAAATGGCTATTTTTTGCCTATATATTTCAATGACAGATTAACCGGCCCTATGTTCACATTCAACGGAACTTGTGAAGATGCTATGCGTTACATGATTAACCGCATGGCAGCAGTCCCGTTATTAGAAGTAGCAGAGGGGACCGGGGACACAACTAAAATCACATTCCAGGCAACCTACAAGAATGTATTAACCTATTTATCTAAGATTGCAAAATATTGTGAAATTGGATTTAGGATTGTGCCGGATTTCAAGCAAAAGAAAATGACCTTTGAAACATACAAAGGGGTAGACCGGACCACGAAGCAAGGAACAAAGCCCCGTGTTATGTTTTCAGAGAGTTACAACAACCTAAACCGGGCAAAACACACCTATTCAGACGAAACTGCCAAAACAAAAATTATTGTAGGTGGGGCCGGAGAGGGTACAGACCGTATTTATGTAACCGTAGGCGGCGGAACGGGTTTTGATTTACGGGAAGAGTTTTTGGATGCCAAAGACATAAACAAAGATGATTTTTCAACCAATGCGGAATACCTGGAAGCGTTACGCATCAGAGGGGAACAATATATGGCGGAAAATTCGGTACTTGAAAACATAGAAGCCGAAGTGGAAGCCGAGGTTAATTTTATCTATGGTGTGGATTACGATTTGGGGGACATTGTAACGGTTGAAAAGCAGAAATGGAACAAGATATTAAATTTACGCATCACGGAACTATGCGAGGTTTACGAGTATGGCGGAATGTATGTTGTTCCTACTTTTGGGGATGCCCTACCCACAACAATAAATTGGGACAACTAAAGAAAGGAGAAAAGAGCAAATGGCAGTAAGAGGATTTTTTTACAATTCCGTAAACAAAGACCGATTATATAACGGCCAGGATATGAACGAGGACAAAGCCCCGTTTTATAAAGAGGGCGTGGCGTATGGACATTTGCAAGTAACCGCAGACGGCGAAAGCATGACGGTAAAGGTGGACGGCGGAACACGGACCGGGTACGCATACATAAATTTGCATACAATCCATAATACAACCGTCCTGGAATTGCCCGTGAGTGGTTCAAACGGAACATTGCCAAGAATTGACCGTGTAATATTGCGGAATGATGAAACAGAGCGAAAACCAAGCATTTTTATTTTAGAGGGGGCATATTCAAGCAATCCGCAGCCGCCGGAACTTACGAACAATGACACAATCCAGGAAAAATGTTTAGCGGAAATTTACGTGGCCGCCGGAGCGGTGGCAATATCCCAAAGTGATATTACAGACACCAGGGCAGACACGGGATTGTGCGGTTTCATTGCATCACAGTTTGAGGATTTTGATTTTTCACAGTTCACAAAGCAGTTTAACGCATGGTTCGCCCTGGAAAAAAAGAGCATGGAACAAGACCACGCAAATTTCATTGAAGAATACGCCGAAATGACACAAGCGTTTATGACGGACCAGGAAGCACAATGGAATAAGTGGTTTAAAGAAAAACAAACGGAATTATCCGGGGATATTGCCGGAAAACTGCAATTGCAGATTGATGATGTAAAAGAAAAAGTTTATAACATTGCTTTTAAAGTTTACATCATTAGCACGTTGGAGCAGATTACAAGCCCGGTAACGGTAAAACTCACGAACAAGACAACCGGGACCGTGCAGACGGTCACAGTTACAAAAAGCCAAATGGGCTTTTATATTACAGAAGCCGGGGAATATACCGTGGAAGCGGATTTGGAAAGCGTTATGGTTACGCCGAAAGCCTTTAAGGTTACAAATGATAATCTTATGACAACGCAGAATATTACATTGCGTGAGGGTTCAAACCTGGGATATATCGGAAACTATATTGGTTCATTCATTACACAATAAAAGAAAGCGAGGATTAAAAAATGGTAGGATTTCCAAAAGTGATTAAGACAAAGGCAGATTTAGTGAACACCTTTAAACTTGTGAAGAAAGGCAGATTAAAGGCGGAAGATTGGTTGGCAGCAGTTGAGAAGTTGGAAAATCAGAATTTCATCTTTTGTCCTATCCTGGAGAAAACCGAGGACAGAAAGGGCGTTACCCTTATGTTTGTAAACGAGGTTACAGAGGGGGACAAGGTAAAAGCCGGGAACGTGACCACAACCGTTAAGACCGTGGAGCATATCGAGGTTGAAAAGGCAGCAGAAGCAGACCAGGAAGCGGCAGCAGCAGAGGGAACGGCGGCAGCAGATACAGAAACAACCACAAATAACAATCAGACCAAGCATACAATTTTGACATTTTCAAAGGCTATTGCGGCGGATGCGGTCACAATCGGTATTCCGGCAGAGGTTACATTTTATGACCGCCTGGGAATTACAGAAGAGGAAGTGGAGCAGATGAAAGGAGAGTTAGCATAATGGGAAGATTATTTGTTTATGACGAGAATATGACGGACGAGAGGGCGAAAATCACAGTTGCCAAAATGGCAGCCGTATCGGATATTGTAGCAAGCGAGAAAGCATTTATACAGTATTCCGCCGCCGGACAATTAACCGTGCTTGCCGGGGCAGTTATTGCGGTAGGAGATGCCATTTTTCAGACCGAGGAAACAACGCTTTCCGCCACCAACCTGGACGGTGCAAGTAGTTTTGCACACGGTAAGGATTATTACATTTACTTATGCGACAATGGCAAGGACAGTTCAAACGAGATTTATTTAATCTCTGAAAATTCAACATTCCCGGACGGCGTAGAATGGGATGATACAAACACCCGTAAAATCGGCGGTTTCCACTATGGCTTTGTTAGAAATGTGGATGAATACGGCAGAGAAGTAAATACAAGTGGAAGCGTGCGTGGCAGCGGTTGGGAAAGTAACGTGCGTGAGGACATTGCCCCTAACTCTGTATGGACCGCCTTACACCGTCCGAAGTGCGACCCGTCCGGTATGGCGTACCTGGGGAATGGTTTGTGGGCTGATATTTACCTTGCATCAGATGATGGGGCGAACGGATTACAGTCTGTATATAACGCAACGCCTATTACGGGTACAGAGGGGTTAAATTGGTATATTGCCAATGAAAAGGCTGCCCGTGTCGGAAAGCGTTTACCGGACCTTGCAGAGTGGTTAATTGCAGCAGAGGGAAGCCCCCAGGGATTAGACGGCAGCAATACAAACGGTTGGACCGCAACAACCAACACCGCAAGAACCGCCGTTGGAAAAATCAAAAATGCAATTTCTGTAAAAAATATTATGGATATTGCCGGGAACGTGTGGGAATGGCTTAACGAGTTGTGTTTAGACCCAACCGCTGCATCCTGGAATTGGTACAATGTTATGTCCGGCTACGGTCAAATTTATATGCCGTCACAAACAGCCTTGCACGCCCTCATTGGCGGCGGCTATTGGTACAGCGGCGTGCATTGCGGTAGCCGTGCCGTCAGTTGCAACGATTGCCCGTGGAACGTGGTCACGCGCATTGGTGTGCGGTGCGTGTGTGACAGTCTGTAATCTGCCAGGGTGGGCGAAAGCCCACCCCATAGAAAAAATATAAACCGAGGATGAAAACATGGCAGAGAATAAGAAAAGCAATCAAGCGGATGCGTATATGGAGAGCATGAAAGCGTATCAAAAGACCTATGATTTTCTTTTATACCTTTATCCCATATTGTCACAGTTTCCAAAATTTGAGAAATTCGCATTGCAGAGCCAAATTAAAACGGCAGTTTTTGAAATGCTTAAATCAGTAATCAGATTTAGAAAGACCGGGACAAAGAGCCACATATATAACGCAGATGTGGAGTTGCAGTTTATCAAAACCCTCATACGGCTTTCATATGATTTGAAATATCCGGCAATGAGCAAACACAGATATGAAGTATTGAGCAAGAAAATGACAGAATTAGGATGTATCATTGGCGGAATAATCGAAGCCGTAAAGAATGGAAATTGGAAATAATATTGCAATAGCAATTTTATTTTGGGGAAACTGTTAATATGCACCAGGCCAGTTCACGGAACTTTCCGAGCCTTGCACGCCCTCATTGGCGGCGGCAATTGGAACAACGGCGTGCATTGCGGTAGCCGTGCCGTCAATTGCAACAATTACCCGTGGAACGTGAACACGAACATTGGTGTGCGGTGCGTGTGTGACTTTACAATTTTATAGACATAGAAGCCCAAGCGGCCACTAGCAAAGATTTACATTTTAAGTAAGTCAGACGGTTTGCCCGTTCCGGTGCGATACCGGACAAACTAACAAAGCAAACCACCTTTTAGTAAAATAGAATATTTGAAAATTGGTAGGGATTAAATGAAAACAGTAAAGGGACTACATGAAAAAATGGGGACCTTTGAAAATGCCAATACTTCATTCCACCAGGCGGCCAGGTGCAAGCGGTACACGGATGAGGTATTGGCTTTTTCTATGGTTAAAGAAGAGGAGCTTTTAAGAGCAACCGAGGAAATACAGAATTTAACATATAGGCAAGGGGAATATAAGATATTTAAGGTGTTTGAGCCAAAAGAACGGCTTATTATGGCGTTGCCGTTCTATGATAGAGTGGTGCAACACATGATTTGTAACGCTATTCAGCCCGTATTTGAGAACGGATTTTATTACCATTCTTACGCTTGCCGGAGCGGTAAGGGGATGCACGCCGCAAGTGATACATTGTATCAATGGATGTATGAAACAGAGGTAAAGCAAGGGTTAAGGATGTATGCCTTTAAAGGGGACATATCAAAGTATTTTGCATCTATACCGCATGACAAATTAAAGGATGAAAACCGCCGCTATATAGGGGATAAGAAAGCCCTTATGTTAATGGATGATATTATAGACCACAACGGCATATTGCCGGACGGTGTGGGAATACCCGTTGGAAACCTTACAAGTCAGTTATTTGCGAATGTGTACGGCAATAAGTTAGATAAATTTTGCAAGCACGTTTTACATATTCCGTATTTTGTGCGGTACATGGATGATTTTATTATCCTATCGGATGATTTGGAGCAGTTAAAAGAATGGGTTAAGAGAATAGAAGAATTTTTGGAAAATGAAATGCTTTTGCATATTAACCCTAAAAGTACAATTCTATACGCCGGGAACGGCATAGATTTTTGCGGATATATCCACTATGCAGACCACAAGAAAGTAAGAAAATCATCTATCAGAAAACTAAAGCAAGATGTAAAGGCGTATGAGTTGGGCGAATTAACGCCGGAAGAATTTAACCGGAAGTATGAAAGCAGAAAGGGGCATTTAGGACACGCCGACACATACCACATTGCAAAAGCGGTTGAATACGAATTGATGTTTTACGAATGGGAACGCCTGGAAGCATCCGTGGCGTAAATGGGTCAGAATAAAAAGCAATTCCATTATATGATTTACTTGTAAAAATCCAAAGAAAGGAGCATGGAACAATGGAGAAAATGTTTAACTTTATTTCCGTAGTTGTTGGATTGGTTGGCGGTTTTATCGTTTCGTTGTTCGGCGGTTGGGATGTGATGTTATACACAATATTGCTTTTTGCTATCCTGGATTATTTCACGGGCATTTTGAAAGCCATTTACAAAAAAGAACTTTCAAGTGCAATCGGATTTAAAGGGATTGTAAAAAAAATCATGGTATTTGTGGTTATCGCAGTTGCCTACAATGTGCAGAGAATGACCGGGGACACAATACCATTAAGGGAAATTGTTATTGTCTTCTTTATCTGCAATGAAGCACTTTCCATTTTGGAAAATGCAGCGGAATTTATCAACATACCGCAGCAGTTAAAAGATGTGCTTTTACAGTTGAGGGACAAGAACGCAGCCAAAGGCGAGGAAAAAGAAGAAAGCAAGGAATAGGGCATGGACAAACAGACATTTATAAAAGAGATTGCCGGATATGTTCAAAAGTACGCCCAACAATACGGGATTTTAGTACATAGCCCAATAATTGCACAAGCAATATTAGAAAGTACGGCCGGTACATCAGAACTGGCCGTAAATGCTTGTAATTTTCACGGGCTAAAGTACAGAAAAGGCCGTTGCAAAACTTGCATTGGCATCTATGAAAAAATAGGAAGCGAACAAAGCGCATCAGGCAACTATTCCGTTTCGCTTATGAAGTGGTGCAAGTTTCCAAACATGGAAGCCGGGGTGGTGGGATATTTTGATTTTATCAATATTCCAAATTATAAAGCACTTAAAGGAGTTACAAACCCAAGAACATATCTTGAAGCCATTAAAGCCGCCGGATATGCAACATCACTAAAATATGTTGATAATCTTATGGACGTAATAGCAAGGTATGATTTAACACAATATGACAGAAAGGGGGAAGAGGATATGAGCAATAGCCCATTAGTGAGTTATACAAAAATATCCCCAAATAAGACAAGCCCAAGAAACCACGCAATTGACACGGTAACAATTCATTGCGTTGTCGGACAATGCACGGTTGAAACATTAGGGGGAATTTTCGCACCAACAAGCCGGGGAGCATCAAGCAATTATGGAATTGGACCAGACGGAAGAATAGGAATGTACGTTGAAGAAAAAGACCGTTCATGGTGTTCATCCAATGCGGCAAACGATAACAGAGCAATAACAATAGAGGTTGCAAGTGATACAACACACCCATACGCCGTAACAGATGCAGCATATAACGCCTTAATTGAGTTGCTGGCGGATATATGCAAGCGTAACGGAATTAAGGCTTTAAAATGGCAAGCAGATAAAAACCTTGTGGGCCAGGTAGATAAACAGAACATGACCGTGCATAGGTGGTTTGCAAATAAAAGCTGCCCTGGGGATTACCTTTATAATCGTCACGGTGCAATTGCGGCAGCGGTTAATAGAAAATTAACATCCGCCGGAAGTAACACGGAAACAAACGCCGGGAAAATTCTTTACAGAGTGCAAACCGGGGCATACTCTGTAAAGGCAAATGCAGAAAAGCAGTTACAAAAAGTAAAGGCAGCCGGGTTTGATACTTATATGGTAAAGAGTGGCGGACTTTACAAAATCCAGGTTGGGGCATACTCTGTAAAGGCAAATGCAGAAAAGCAGTTGCAGACGATTAAAGCCGCCGGATTTGATGCGTTTATCACAACGGAATGTGGAAAAGCGGTTGAAAGTATGCCATCCACAAAAAAATCCGTGGACGAAGTAGCAAAAGAAGTAATTGCCGGGAAATGGGGGAACGGGGCAGACAGAAAGAACCGTTTGACCGCCGCCGGATATGATTACAATGCGGTACAGAACAAAGTAAATGAGTTATTGAAGTAACACACCTTTAGGAATTTGGCTACCAAAGAGCAAGGAAAATAATGTATATCACGGAACTAAAAGCACACCTTAAAAAGTGTGCTTTTTCTTTTAAATAAAACTTTTTGAAAATATTACGCAATATGTATTGACATATTACGCAATATGCAATATAATAAAGACAGTTAAGAGAGGAAAACAAAGAAAGCGAGGAACACAACATGGAATTTGAAATCTTTGAAATCATAAAGGAAGCATTTGAAACATCAACACATAGCAACAACCGCTTTTTAAAGGCTTTAAAGTCTGTAAAGTGGGAAGCCGAGTTTACGGCGGACGGCGAATTTTATTTTTGCCTGGGAACACTTACATTCACAACCCCGTCTTTAAACCCGTTTGAGGTTACAAAGAATTGGGAAGCGTGCGGACAGTTTACAGACGGAAGCCAAATTTACTTCCACTAATTACATAAAGCCGGGGAAAACCCCGGCAGAAAGGAAAAGATATGGAAAAATGGTTGAAAGATGCAAAGGAAAAGGTAAAAAATGAAGCAGAAATGGCATTATGGAGTTGTGAACAGTTATCAAAAAACGAGAATATAGAAAAAGAGTGGATTATTGAGGAATTTTTAAAGGAATTTAACAAGATAAAAAATAGGGCGGTACAATAACCGCCCAGGCAACTAAAACGGCCGCACCGTGAACGGGTGCGAGTGTCCCAAGCCACTATAAACCGTTGAGGGGTTGCAACAATAGGCGTTGCGGTGCTGTCCGACAAGTTTTGACCCACGTTTTAATGTGAAACGGGGAAGCAATGAAGAATACACCGGGCAAGGGTGCATTGCTTATATACACAATCGTTTAGACCAATGCCCGGAAACCCAAAACGCCTATATGATGCAACTATATATTGAAACCCGTTATTTCTGTGATTTTATCAATGGTAAACACAAAGACTTTCAAGCCCGGCACAATCCGCCGGGCTTGAAGTGCATAAAAATAATTTGAAAATATTACGCAATATGTATTGACATATTACGCAATATGATATATAATAAAGACAGTTAAGAGAGATACATAAACTTAACGAGTACCTGGGCGGCAGAGAAAGGAGAACAACATGGAAGATATGGACAAGAAAGAAATAAAAGAGGTCATTGAGTGGTGTGACGAGAAAGGGCATAGCGAACATGAGATTTTGGATTTAATCAGAAGAATTGTGGATGCAAAGCCAAGAAATGAAGAAAAGCCTAACGAATAGGCTTTAGGGACACAGAAAGGGCGGTGGACTTGCCAAAGCCGCCCAAACTGTAAAACCTATTATAAACCAAAAGGCAAGAGAAAGGAAGAGGGCAAAGGATGCCGAAAACTAAAAAAGAATTTAACCAAGTGGAATATCAAAATAAATTCATAAATGAAAAGTATGACCGCATCAATTTAACAGTACCTAAAGGGGAAAAAGCCGTTATTAAGGAAAAAGCCACCGCTGCCGGGGAAAGTGTGAACGAATATATAAACCAGGCCATTAAACAGAGAATGGGAGCGGAAAACAATGTTTAATAAATATGGAGTAACGGCAGCAGAAGCCGCAAGAGCATTAAACGCCGCAATGCAATTATTACCACCGCCAGGGAAAGAAGAAATAGAACTTATAAAAAGAAATCCCACTTTAAATTGGTGGCAGAAACGGAAATTGATACGCCAAATAGAGAGGGGATAAAACAGAAGAAAGCGAGGAACACAACATGGGATTATTTAGCAACCTATTTTCTAAAAAGAACACGGCAGCAGTACAACCGCAGCCCGTACAGATGCCGGAAGAGAAAAAAACAAGGTATATTGTAAAATCACAACGGTTTATCCTGGACAATGTAAAAGACCACATGGAAGATATTATGGACCTTGTGGATGAAAACGAAGATTACAAAATGAAAGACCGGGATTTTATAGATGAAAAACAAGAAAATGAAAAAGTATTTCAATATGAAATCAATGAAAAAGCAACCATAAACACTATATCTTGTGAGGGGGGGCAGAGCAACTACAAGTATTTGTATGTAATACCCACATAGGAGATATAAAAAAAGGCGGAATAAGCAGAGTAAAAAATCTTTTAAAAAAGGGAAATATAGAAGATATATGGGCGGAAGTGTCCGGCGGAAAATATAAAATGATAAAGGAATGGGATGATGAATATACCGTATTAGACACAGACACACCATTTAGCATTACCATTGAAATAACCTATAAAGAAGAAATCACAGAATAAGCGAAAAGAAGCATAGGAAGCAGATGGGGACAATGCCGGAATAATCCGGGTTGTCCCTATTGCCGTATCAAGGGGGTTATTTTATGGGTAAGAAATACAAGCAGTTAAGCCAAAATGATAGAATATCAATGGAAACATTACTTAACAAAGGTCATTCTGTACAAGAGGTTGCGGATTATTTGCACGTTCACAGAAGCACGATTTACAGAGAGATAAAACGGGGCGAATACCTACACACAAACTCAGACCTTACGGAAGAGGTGCGTTATAGTAGTGACAAGGGGCAGCAGGCCCACGATTGGAACGCCCAGGGAAAAGGCAGAAGCATAAAAATAGGCAATGATATTAAATTGGCGGAATATATAGAAAATAAGATTGTAGAAAATAAATATAGCCCGGAAGCAGCATTGGCAGCAGTAGCAACAAGCGGAATAGAGTTTAGCACAACAATAAGCGTAAGAACCTTATACCGCTACATTGATAACGGCATATTCTTAAAATTGACAAATAAGCATCTACCCGTTAAAGGAAAGAAGAAACACCATAATAAGAAAGTCAA